AGTTTAAATTATTATATTATTATTTACACCAGATCAATGCAGACAAATTATTGAATGTGGTAGAAGACAAAAACCACAACAAGCACAAGTTGGTATGGGTAAACCAGGTGGTGGCACAGATACAAAGAAAAGAGTAACCACAATATCTTGGATACCATTTCAAGAAATGGGACATATGTATCGTGATCTTAATAATTTTATACAAAAAGCAAATGAAAATCATTTTGGTTTTGGAGATATACAGGTAACAGAGAATGCACAGTTTACAGAATATCCAGAAGGAGGATTCTATGATTGGCATATGGATTGTGATGTGAACATGCAACACGAACCACCTGTAAGAAAAATATCAATGACGTTGTTGTTAAATGATCCATCAGAGTTTGAGGGTGGAGATTTAGAACTAATGGCACCTGGTAAGTTTGCAGAACTTAAACAAGGTCATGCAATTATATTTGCATCATTTTTAAATCACAGAGTTAATCCAGTGACTAAAGGTATGAGGCAATCTTTAGTTTGTTGGTTTGGAGGAAAACCATTTAGATGATTAAAGAACAATTTTTTCCAACAACTGTATATGGTAAAGATGTACAATTAGATAATGATAAATTAGCACAAGACATTGTCAACTGGTCTAATCAAGATCAGGGGGTAAAGAAAACAAATATGAATGGTTGGCACTCAAAAACGGATATGCATTTAAAACCAGAATATCAACAATTAGTTCAAGAATTATATAAAATGCAGGAAGAAATATATGTTGAGGAATGGTTAGATAGAAAACCAGTCTTAGGTAATATGTGGGCTAATATCAATTATCCAGGTGGATACAATAGACCACACATACATCCTAATTGTTTATTTAGTGGTGTGTATTATGTAAAAGGTAACAAAGAATCAGGGACACTTGCAATCAATGACCCAAGACCAGGTATCCAAACAAACATGCCTGTAAGAAGAGAAGGAAAACCTCCTAAACATTTATGGCGAGAAGCACATTTAGAACCAGTTCCTGGAAGAATTATTATGTTTCCTGCATGGTTGTGGCATTGTGTTGAACCCAACAAAACAAATGATATAAGGATATCAGTTTCATTTAATTTTATACAACATGGCTTTTAATAAATATCAAGTAATCAAAGGAGCACTTAGCTACGAGCTAGCTAATTTTATATTTAACTATTTTCTTCTTAAAAGAGATGCAGTTAAATTTATGTATGAAAATAATATAACTTATGACAATGGAATGTTTGGCACATGGACTGATCAACAAATACCAAATACCTACTCTCATTATGCAGATCCAGTGATGGAGACTTTATTAGTTAAAGTATTACCTGTCATGGCACAGGAGACTGGATTACAATTAGTCCCCACTTATTCATACGCAAGATTATACAAAAATGGAGATACTCTTCATAGACACAAAGACAGACCTAGTTGTGAAATATCTACAACTATTAATTTAGGTGGAGATCCTTGGCCAATCTTTATAGATGGCACAGGTGCTAATTCTGTTATCAATGAAAGACAAAATTTAGTTAAACCCGATGCACCAATTGGCACTAAAGTCTTGCTTGAAGTAGGAGATATGTTAGTATATAGTGGCTGTGAACTTGAACATTGGCGAGAGCCTTTTGACGGGAACATATGCGGTCAAGTATTTCTACATTATAATCATGTAAATGGCCCATTTGCTGATAAAAACAAATTCGATGGAAGACCTATGTTAGGCCTACCCGCATTTGTAAAATAGTATTATAATGGATTTATATGTTACAAAAAATAGGATTCCAACCAGGTTTTAATAAACAAATTACAGAAACCACTGCCGAAGGACAATGGGTAGATGGAGATAATGTAAGGTTTCGTTATGGCACCCCTGAAAAAATAGGTGGCTGGTCTCAACTAGGTGAAAGTAAAATGACAGGTTCTGCAAGAGCCTTATTTCATTTAGTTAATAAATCAGGAAACAAATATTCAATTATAGGTACTAACAGAATTTTATACGCTTATACAGGTGGTGTATTTTATGACATCCATCCAATCAAATCAACAACAACTTTAACTAATGCATTCTCAACTACTAATGGTTCAACAACTGTTACTATAACTTTTGCAACATCCCATAACATAAATGTAAATGATATAATTTTATTAGATAATTTTACAACAATTACAGGTTCCGATTATACCGCAGCAGATTTTGATGATAAAAAATTCATGGTTACTTCTAGAGTGAATGATACAACTATTACAATTACTATGCCAAGTGCTGAAACAGGTGCGGGTGCTACAACATCTGGTGGTATTAGAATACAACATTATTATCCAGTAGGACCAGCAGAACAACTTCCAGGTTTTGGTTGGGGCTTAGGTCAGTATGGTGGAACTGTTACAGGAGAAGCAACAACTACTTTAGTTAATAGTATTAATGCAGTTCAAACAACAGGTATTTTACTAACTGATGCATCACAGTTTCCATCAGCAGGAACCAACTTTGTTCAAATAGGTACAGAAGAATTATCTTATACTGGAATTACTTCTAATGAATTAACAGGAGTCACAAGAGGAGTTAGAAACACAACTGCAGCAATTCATAATGCAGGAGTAACAGTTACTAATACTTCTGATTACATTGCATGGGGAGAAGCTGCATCAGGGGATTTAGTTATTGATCCAGGTTTATGGAGTCTTGATGGTTTTGGTACAAAAGTAATTGCATTAATTCATAATGCACAAGTATTTGAATGGAATTCAGATCTTCCAAATGCTGTAACAACTAGAGCAACAATTATTAGTGGTGCACCAACAGCATCTCGTGACATGTTAGTATCAACTCCCGACCGTCACTTAGTATTCTTTGGAACTGAATTAACAATCGGTGATCCAACAACACAAGATGAAATGTTTATTAGATTCTCTAACCAAGAAGATATTAATACTTATCAACCAACAGCAGTTAACACAGCAGGTACACAAAGACTTGCTGATGGATCTAAAATTGTAGGTGCAGTTAGAGGTAGAGATGCAATCTATGTTTGGACTGATTCATCTTTATTTACTATGAGATTTATTGGTCAACCTTTTACATTTGGTTTCCAACAAGTAGGAACTAACTGTGGATTGATTGGACAGAACGCAGCACTTGAAGTTGATGGTGCAGCTTATTGGATGTCAGAAAATGGTTTCTTTAGATACTCTGGTAATCTAGAGTCAATGGTTTGTTTAGTAGAAGATTTTGTTTATACAAATTTAAATACCACAGCTAATCAATTAATTAATGTTGGATTAAATAATTTGTTTGGTGAAATTACTTGGTTCTATTGTACATCAGGTTCGACTATTATTAATAGATGTGTAACCTATAATTATCTAGACTCACGTCCAGAAAGACCTGTTTGGACAACAGGAAGTTTGGCTCGTGGCTCATGGACAGATTCTTCTGTATTTGGTTTACCTCATGCAACTTCATTTGACCCATCAGATAATTCATCTTATGATGTAATAGGAAACACCGATGGTACTTCAACATACTTTGAACATGAAAAAGGAACCGATGAGGCTTTATCAACAGGAGTTGTTGCAATAACTTCAAGCATTGAATCAGGAGACTTTGATATTACAGCACAAAGAACATCACAAGGTCAAATGACAGGTGTTGCGACGTTTAAAGGAGATGGAGAATATATAATGAAGATAAGAAGATTTATACCAGATTTTTTATCACAAACAGGTGATACTCAAGTGACATTACAATTAAGAGATTATCCAAATAATTCACAATCAAGTTCACCACTTGGACCCTTTACAATTACAAGTTCTACTGATAAGGTAGATACACGTGCAAGGGCTAGAGCAATTGCATTAAAAGTAGCTAATACAGGTGTTTCTCAAAGTTGGAAACTAGGTACTTTTAGATTAGACACACAACCTGATGGACGTAGATAATGGCTAAAATAACCGTAGTATTTACAAGACCCAGTAAAGAATACAAACAACAAGATGCTGATTCTTTGGTTAGAGATTTAGACGGATTGATTGAAAAATTAAACTCTACATTTCAACAAGATTTAAGAGATGAACAACAAAGGTTTACTTGGTTCATGAGTAGTGGAAGTACAACATAATGGCTAATAGATATAGAAACGCACAATTTGATTTAACGACAACAGATGCAACTGATGTTTATACTGTACCCTCTGAGTCTAGAGCAATTGTTCAAAATATACACATGGCAAATATAGGTGCGGGTAACGTTGTAGTTCATGCACACATTTATGATAGTTCTGCAACTAAACAATTTACATTTGCAAAACATACTATTGCTGCAAATGAATCACAGTCTATGGCTGATGGTACAGTTCTATTAGAAGAAAACGATGTATTAAGAGTACAAGCTGCTAGCGCTAATGATATAGAAGGCACAGTATCCATACTAGAATTTGACAGAACATAATATGATAGAACTAAAACCAGAGAAAATAATAGAAACAATAAGCAACCTTAAAACAGGAGAAGTATATAAGGACGATAATGAATGGAAATCAAAGGGAATTCCTGTGGAAGACATTCGAAGAGACGTAAAAGTTATTATGCCTAGCCTTGATTTATTCGGAAAAACAAAATAGAATAGAATTATGCCAATTTCAAGATCACAAATGGAACGACAATTACGTATGGGTGGAGGCATCATGGGCCTTGAACCTAGACAACAATACGGTTTAGGTAGCTTTGTAAAGAAAGCTGTTAAAGGTGTTACAGGTGCTGTTAAAAGTATAGCTAAATCAGATATAGGTAAAGCTGCATTACTTTATGCAGGTACTGCAGGGTTAGGTTCTTTAGGAGCAGGAGGTGGACTTTCCAGTTTATTTAAATTAGGAACTTATGCACCAAGTAATGTGTTTTCTAATTTAGGGTCTACATTATTTGGAAAAACAATTATGGGTGGTAATGCAGCTAAAGGAGCTGGTTATTTTAAACCTGGTTTATTTAAAACCGCAGCTGATGCTATTACAGGTAACGCAGGCATGATAGGTGCAACTGTATTGGGTGGTGTCTTAGGCTCTTTATCTCCACAAGAACAAGAAGAGATTTCAGGAAATGGTGGTAGAAATGTTGAAGCTCTTAGAAGTAAACTTACACAAGCATATAGAAATTTAGAATATGATGAAGCAGAAATTCCTACTTTAGTAGCTAATGATCTATCAGAATATACACAAGATATCAATAGAACAGGAGCTATGTATGGTGGTAGAATGGGTTATGGAGGCGGTACAACATATGTTGAACCTGATTCAGCTATGATGGTAGATACAACAACTTTTAATCCAATACCTGAAGATGCGGATAGACAACAAGCAGCTGAAATTGCAAAAATAATGATGGCAACAAGAGGTTCATCAAGAGAAGAAGGTGAAATAGAAGACACAGAAACAATGAGCACTGAAGACTTTATGTTAAATGAATATTTTAAACCTAAAAGAGAAGAATTAATGGAAAATTTTGGTCTATCTCTAGAAGAAGCAAATAATTTAATAAGAGAAGAAGCAATTAAAATTAGAAGTAATAACGCTAATGGTGGTAGAATGGGTTATGCTTTTGGTACAGATAGTCCAGAAAACAACGCAATTCAAGCAGCAGGTATAGAAGGTTTACCCTTAAATCAAAACCCTGCAGGGGTTACAGAATTAGATCTTAGAGATAGTGGTGGATTTATTCCTCCAGTTGGTGTAAAAGAAAAAGCAGATGACATTCCAGCAATGTTAGCAAACAATGAATTTGTATTTACAGCAGATGCTGTAAGAGGAATGGGTGACGGTAATGTCAATAAAGGAGCACAACGTATGTACGACATGATGAAAAAATTAGAAAATGGGGGAAGAGTATAATGGCTGAAACAATAACACAAGTAACACAACCACCTGAGTTTATAGAAGCAGCTGCAAAACCTTATTTAACAGAATTACAACAAGCAGTTGGACAGTTTAAAGGACAAGACTTATCTCAAATAATGGGTCCACAATTTGTTGCTGGTCAAGATCCTTTACAACTACAAGCTCAACAAACAGCACTTGCTGGTATAGGTGGTTATCAACCTTACTTGCAATCAGCTGCTGCATCTGCAGGACCTACTGGATACCAACAATTTATGTCTCCTTATCAACAAGATGTAATTAATGCAACTTTAGCAGATTATGATATTCAAGCACAAAAAGGTTTAGGTTCTATTGCAACACAAGCAATTAATGCCGGTGCATTTGGTGGTGGACGTGAAGGTGTTCAAAGAGCAGAATACCAATCAGCATCTGATAGAAACAGAGCAGCATTACAGGCGCAACTATTACAACAAGGTTTCGGTCAAGCACAAAATTTAGCGCAAGCAAATATTGGAAATCAATTACAATTAGGTGGAGCGCAACAATCATTCTTAGGTCAAGATGTCGGAGCTTTATCTACATTGGGTGGTATTAACCAAGCACAAAACCAAGCTCAACTACAAGCTCAACAACAATTATTACAAGCACAATCTCAGCAACCTATTCAAGCAGCACAGACTCTGGGTTCAGGCATCATGGGATTAATCTCAGGATACCCTGGTGGAACACAACAAACAGTTCAACCTACACCAGGTCCATTACAAACTGGATTAAGTGCAGCTTCAACATTAGCTGGAATATACAAAGCGTTTAATCCAACACCTGTAAATTATAATTTTGGATCTAGATAATGAGTAAAATATTTAGAAGACCTATGTTTAGAAAAGGGGGTAATGTCGGAGAAGGCATTATGACTGGTATTGTTGATAGAGGTAACTATGAAGTTGGTGGATCTGCAAGTGAAAGATTAATGAAGGTTATGCAGGACTACCCAGTTCAAACTGTAGATCCCATAGCACAATTTTTAATTCAAGGTGGATTACGTGGCATGTCTCAAACAGGGGGTGGTGGAACATTAGGTAATTTAGCAAAAGCATTTGAAGAACCAACTGAAAAATTATTTACAAATTTAGGAGCACAAGATAAAGCTAAAAGAGATCTTGCATTAGCTGGAGAACAATTAGATATTGAACAAGATTACGCAAAAGATATAGCTAAAATAAAAGCTACAACTGAATCTGGTTTACAAAAAGATTATTCAGACCAAAGAGCATATGAAACAGCTATGGAAGCAAGAATAGATTCTAAAAATTCTTTAAAATCTTTTGACAAACCTAATCTTTTTCAAAAATATCCAGAACAAACAGCAGAATATGATTATCTTATTAAAAGAAATTTAAGAAATCAAGCATCAACAAATACTAAAGCAGCTGAAATTTATCAAAATTCAAGGTATCTTCCTTATGATACAAAAAGAGAAACATTTGTATATGATGATTTAATGCCTGGTATTTATTATTATAATCCAGAACAAAAAGTTTTTGTTACACGTGTTCCTGACACTGAAACTGAAGAAGGCGGTTTATTTAAAGTAAATCCTTATAATTTTACAATGGAAAAATTGCCTAATTAATAATACATAAAGTAATTATATGGCATATGATCCTTTTAAAAAACAACCTGAAAAATCCATAGATTTTGGGCAAATGTCTGATGATACGGTTATTCCAGATGCAGAAGATAATAATGAAATTAGTCAAATAGAAGCCGGATTAGCTGGCGTTGCATCAGGTATTTTAAAAATACCTGAAGGATTTGTATCATTAGGTGCAGAAATTATGGACGCAACAGGCATGACACAAAATGCTGCTGCAAGAGTAGAACAAGTATTTGATACAATAAATCCTTTTGAAGAAATAGCTCAACAAAAAGCAGCTGGAAAAATATTAGAAGCAATTATACAAGTAGGTGTACCGGCCGGACTAGGTGCTAAGATTGCATCTAAATTAGCAACTAAAGCATTGAAAGCTAGAAAAGCTGGAACCTACGTAAATCTAAAAGGAAAAAATGTTAGAAAAGGAATGGAGCAGGTTTACAAATTAAATGATAAGGCAAGAGTAGCTAGGTTTGGTGCCGCTGTTGTAGGTGGAGCTGCAGGTGAAGTATTTGTAGGAGACGCAGAAAAGATAGGAACTTTTGGAGACGCTTTTGATATAGGTCCAACTCAATTAGATTTAGAGGAATCCCAAGATCCTAAAGAGGATGCGGGAAGAAAATTAATTAATAGATTAAAGTTCGGTGCAGACTCTGTATTATATTTTCCATTTGTATACGGTGCAACTAAAACAATAGGTAAAGTTGGTAAATTTGGAAAAGACTTAGCTTTTAGTTCTTCTAAAATAAATAAAGCAATTAATACAGCAGCATCGGCAGTGAGACCTACCTCTAATAAACCTACATCGATGTTCTTAGCTAAAAATGCAGAAGAAGCGGGTAAGGCGGCAGATGCTAATTTTGCAATGGAACAAGTAAAAAGAATAGATAAAGAAGTTAGTAAAATGTATTCACCTGTAAAATCTTTTTTTAATAAAACATTAAGAGAAGATAATAAAAAGGGTCAAGCTGAATTTTACAAAGATTTAAAAGAATTAATGTTTGAAGGTGATCTTTCAAAAAAAATTGGTAATTCAGATTTAACTAAAAAATTACAAACACAAATGAAAAATGGTGGTTTAGATAATAAATCGCAACAAATAATTTTCGATGCTGTTTATAATACAAGGCAAAAATTTGTTAGTATGTTAAATACTATTAGAGAAGGTAGTACTTCACAAGTTATGCTTCCAAAAGATTTAAGAAACATGCCAGGTTTAATGGGCGATAGAGTTAAAATGATGATAGGTAATACATATAAGATATTTCAAAATCCATATACTGATTCTTTATCGGGTTATACGCCAAGTAAACAATCTATTGATAAAGTAAAAAGTATATTATCTAGACATGGAGCTAAACATGGAAGAGAATTATCTGAAGATCAATTAGATTATAGAATTAATGAAATACTAAATAACACTACAAAATTTACAAAAAATACACAGTTACCATCATTTAAAATGACTGATATGACTATGGCAGCAAAGACACCTGATGTAAGAAAAAGTTTTGTACAAATATTAAGTAAAAAAAATAAAAACGGTGTGCCTGCAACTGAAATAATAGGTAAAGGTAGTAAAGCGTTTAGAGAATTATTTGGTGAAGTAGATGACGCTAGGGATTCTATTTATGGTGGTATAGGTTTACTATCTAATCTTGCTAGAAGAACTGAATTTATAGATGACATATTAAAAGCTAATGATGATGCTTTAGAAAAAGGAACAAGACAATTATTTTATGCAGATAAAAATGAAGCCATAAAACAATTAGGTGCCGGCGGTAATAATACAATTGTTGCGCTTGATGATGCTTTAGAAAGTATGTTCAAAGATGGTGTATTGGTTAATAGATTAAAAGGTATGCATACTACACAAGAAATTGCAGATTCCTTTGAAGCTGTAAATAATATTAGTAAATTTTTTGTTGGACCTTATGAAAACAAAGTTGCTCAAGGTTTTTCCGATGCTTACAAATATTTATTTTTATATCCTAAAGCAGGTGCACAAATTGCAAAAACAATTTTGTCCCCTACAACCCATGTACGTAACTTTTTAAGTGCTTCAGCGTTCTCATTAGCAAATGGAACCCTTTTTACAAATCCAAAATTAGTAGCAGAAGCTATGGCAAAAGCTGCTAAAACTGTTCAGTTTGGTTTACGTTCACCTGAAGCAATGAAAGAATACCGTAAGATGTTAAGACTAGGTATT